ATTATAAAAAACAATTTAAACTTTTTGGTGAATCTCACAATTTAACTGCCGAACAAAAAGTGAGATTAGAACACGGACTACTTCCTTTTGCATAATTCTAAAAATACTTAAAAAAAATATTTTATAATTTATCTTAAAATGGAAAGTGATCCAGAAATCATTGAACTTATCAATAACATTCATAAATCTCAAAAACAACAAAATGTATACTTAGATGATTTACATATACGATACTACGACCAATTAGAATGTCTCAAAGAAGAAAATCAAAGTTTGAGAAATCAAAATAAACAATTAAAAAAAGAAACTTGCCGTCCATTATTATTCAATATCCTTATTATATGTCTCTTGTTGAGTTTGAATGCTATGACCCATTAATACTGCATCTTTTATTTGTTCTTTACTTGTTTCACTTGAATACTTTGTAGATACATAATACTTACGAAGTATTTGACTTGATACTCTTTTTTTTATTATGGATAAACTCGTTTTTGTGAGTAAAGTGGAAATTGCATTACGAGTCATTGGAAATACAACATCTCCAATTTTATAATCATTCAACCTGATATATTTATTGATTTTTAATTTTAAAGGTTTGGGAATAATTACAACATTCTCCCCATATACTGATGATGTTTTATAATCATTAAATGAGAACTTTAACTCTGATTTGGATTTTACTAAATAATTTTCTTTTAATTCTTTTTTTGATTTTAATGAACGATATGTTCTTTGATTAATTAATCTCATATTATCATAATCTAACCGAGTCGGTAATGTTTTTAATATATGAAAAAATATCCACGCTCTTGTTTCACTCAGTTCGTGTGGTTTTAATTCTATGATTTGTTTTTTTTTGTAAAACATATCAACCTTTTTATCCAAATGAGAAATTAGTTGTTTTAATTCTTCTTCATTTATCATATTTTCTTTTTGTCTTCCGTCCACTTTATTTTCTTTTTGTGATTTTTGATATTGTTGGTTGTATTCATCAATCATCGTTTTGTATTCTTTTAATATGTCATTGTACTGATGCTCTGTGTTTGTTGCTTCTAAAAATATCATAATTGGAATTAATGTATTCCTTACACTTGTATATACCATCGGTTTATTTGAACCTGCAGGAACATACTCAGAAAGTTTCTTGCGAACTTCCTTGGGATTTTGTAAAAATTCAAAATTATCAGCATCTGCAATTTTTTTGGATCTTTCCAATAACTTCACATATAATTGTAATGATGATTCTTTCAGATTTGGTTTATGATTTTTAATAAGTTCATAAATATCTTTTGTTTCCATTTACTTATAATGTAGAAAAAAAATTTAAGTAAAATACGTCTCAATTGGTTCAATCGCTTCCATAAAAACATTACACATATCAGTATCCTGTGCATATCCATTTCCACGATCTTGATTGAATTGTTTGGAAAAATACATCTCTACTTCTCCATCTTTATTTTCCCATAAATATGGTTTGAACTCCCAACAAACTCTTTTACCTGAACAATTCCAAATGATAAAAAATCTCTTTTCAGGATCTTCTTTTTTTAATTCTTTATATCTCTTATACTTTACATAATCAAAGTATAATGAATCAAATCTACAAGTTTCTAGATTGATATCAGGACGATACTTATGCTCTACGTGAAACTTATTATCTTCTGATACAAAATCAAAGTTTGCAAATTGATCTTCATCTTCTTTTAACTTTCCAAAAATTGTATCAACTGAGTTTAAAATAATCAGAGTTTTTAATTCTTCACGCTTTCCAATTTTTAAATCTTTTTTTATATCACGCATCTATACTCATAACTTAGAAAAAAATATTAGTCATTTGGACGAACTACTCCAAGAATAATGAAAATATTAAATCTTCGGGAACTCTATATCTATCCAATCTATTTGTTCCACTTCCAACATCTTTTGAAACATCTGAAAAATGTTTTAATTTTTTTTCTCCAATTGTATGAACATCCTTGGAAACATTTAATTTATGTTGTTTTGTATTTTCCACCATATTTCCACAAGAACCACTTCCATCACATAACAAATTATTAAAATCTTTTTTATTAGTCCATATACGAGTTCTTTTTTTATATCCCCAATTTGAATACATACAATAATCTACATCATAAAAAGGAACATTTTTCATAATCTCTCTATTTTTTAAATTACCAGTTTGGGGATTTTCTAGAAACCATAATTCAGGATTAAAATATTCTATGATTTCAAAAGTTTTTTTTACTAATTTATCAGATTCTTTCATCTCTTGTTCCCATATTTCTCTTGTAAAAATACCTTCTTTTTTTTTACGACCAAACCAACTTGATTGTAATTTACTATATGAACAACAAGGTGGTGAACCCCATACAATATCAAAATGATCTTTTGGATATTGTTTATAATCAAACTCCATTATGTCTACTTGATGATCCGCAGGAAGAATCATATCTACTGATATACTTTCCCACCCAAGTTCATCACAACACTTTCCAACGGATTTTGTTCCGCTGAACAATTCTAAAACTCTCATTACTTAAAAAAAGATTTTAATATTTTAAAACTTACACATTAAAGATAGTAAACTCTCCATTTTCTAGATTTGCAACACGAAGATACTCACAGAAGTTCCGCATAGTATCTACCTGAGTATGAATACTATCAAACTTCACGTGAACTTCAATACCACGAACTCCAACACGACCACCAGTTAATCTTGTAGCATTAAAGAAGAATGCTCCACGAAGATCTACATCTTGTTCATTCCCTTCAAAAGTAATGTCAGAATCTAAACCACCACCACCAGAATTATATTCATCGCGGGTGACGAAAATAACTCCTTCCGTATCTTGTAAGAGATTAAATAATCTTGCCGAGTTAGTAATGTTGGATGAGAACTCAAATTTATCATTGTATCGTAGATTGTATGATAATGCTTCAACTTTATTAAGATTCGCTCCTGCTCCACCAACATCAGAACCTTCTGCGGTGACACCTTGGGTAAGAATATCTTCATTCGCACGTGGAATATTAAACATAGTAATTACCTTATTGACTTGACGACTCGCCATACCAATATTCCTTACAAGATCAGTTTGTAGTGATGCTTGGCTGACGGATGTAGAAATCATACGATGGTCTGTGAAAGAAAATGACATACTTTTATTTTGTTCCGCATATCTCGCCATTTCATCCCCCGAACCATAAAAGATGTAATCAGCACAGAATTTTAATTCATTCTGGTCTATGTTGAATGAAGCATCAGCCGCACCAGTAATCTTTACTATACGATTTTTCTGTGGGGGTCTAAATGTAAGTTCAATATTAATTGGTTCCGTAATCATATATAAAGGAAGTTGATGAACCTTCAAGAAGGGGAATAGATCACTTAAATCAATCGCGAAACTTGGAGATTTGAGTGGAGCTCCGCCATCCATAAGAGCGAAAGGAAGCATCTTCATATCAGTCCCATCTAAATTACGACCCACTTCAAGACCATAAGTATTTGCTAATTCTTCTTCACCTTCATCATAGATAAATGCGTGATTCATACATCTTCCAGTTGTGTATAATTCCCTTTCTACATTATTCTCATTGGATATATGAGCAGATTTTAATGCGTGAAGATAATCCCAATCAGAGATTTCATTAATTACTTTATTACCGACTTTCAGAACTGCCTTTTTAATCACCGAACCAATCCCAATATTTACAGGAAGCATTGCTCGTGTGACTCCGGCTGGCGGAGTAAGACTTAAAAAAAGTTTTGAGTGAGAATGTAAAAATCCTTTGTTCTGAAGAGTGAAACGACAGAAACCATCTGTTGTTATTCCCGAACCTTCATTAAATACAACAGGATCAAGAAGATCGGTCTCTATTTGCTGTAAATAGTTCACAGGAACTTTACCAAGACGAAGAAAATCAGGAACTTGCTCTGGTTGCTGTTGGACTTCCATATTTATGATATATTTCAACATAAATTATGGATTTATAAAAAACTTAAAAATAAAATTATAGAAATTAAAAAAATATCTCCTTACTGCATTAACTGGATTCCGTTCGGTCCCCAGAGTAAAGTTGCTCGTGCTTTTACGTAAATGAAAACAGAGATGGGATTATCACTCGTAAGGTCAGTTTCAAGTGAACATCCCCATTGCTGGTTAGAGAAGTCTTGTCCCGAGTTATATTGGCTGTATTTCATACCAATACCAAATAACGCTCCGCCATCAGGAAGATCTATATAAGAGTTCGCGGCCGCCAACATATTGTATCGGCGATTATTATTCTGAGAAGATACAGAACTTCTATCTGTCATATATTCAGGGATTACCGAATCTACAAAGTGTTTTAATAGTTCGGGGTCAGGAACAAGTGTATTGGAATCTTTATCAATGTTAGTAACAATATCATATTCAAGTGGATATTTGACACCACCACGAAGGAACTGAACTCGTTTAAAGTGTGCGATGTTCCCATTTGCAAGTGATGGATAAGTCGTAGCATTTCCATTTGCCGTGATTGTATTGATATTTGCCGAAGGACAAAAGTTCATAAATACACTCTGAACCGCTTTCAATCCAAGATTAAACTGTATCTGAGCGTTTGTGCTGTTAATAGATGTATACAGTGTTTGAATTGTATTGAATGATAATGAACCCTGTGTTTGTGAAGCCATTCTCGCCATTTCTTCTGCAGGAACATCACTTACTTCAAATGTAAGTTCAAGATTTTCAAGAACATAATGAGCATCAAGTATATCGGTAGTTTCAGCAGTGCGAGAGAAAAGTGCATTTTGATCGGGTGAAAGATGGATTTCAATTTGTATCCCCCCAAAACTCTGATCCATTAAATTAATCATATTACCACTTCGGAGAAATCCAGTCGGGAGATAACAAGAGAACTCATTCACTTTACTATCACTCGCATTTCCAACCATCACAGTTTCAAAAAACGCATCAGAGTTCGGCATAATGAGATTTGCTTCTCCCATATGACCCATAAGGTCTTGTTTAGATGAACCAAGTCCCAAGTATGAACTTAAATATCTTGGGTAATGGCGGATATGTTCACAGATTTGTTTTGATTTATTATGACGAATAATTACTTGATCCCAAAGATTGTAAATACCAAGACGATTATCCATAGTGACTTGGTTCGCATCCGCCGATAAAATCGGTGTGGGACTAGCAAGATTATCTTTGTAAAATCTTGCCTGTCCTGCAATACGGATGGACTCAGGATTTAAAATACCGTTCTGTGCTTGAATTGTAAAAGAAAGGACTGGGAAACCATTTTTAAAGGAAATTTTACCATCGCTGGGAATATTATCAGGACGAATAGAAACATAACGTGAAGTCATTTTATAAAATTATATTTATAAAAAATCAAATAAAAAAATAAATAAAAAAAGTATGGATGAATATGATAAATTTATCATAGTTTTTTGTTTGTTATATATCTTCGGTTGGTATAAATTATATCAATGGATGAGTTAATTGATGGTGGATTTATTTATTATTTTACGATTACTATTTTATCACATATTTATATCATATATAAATACGCAAATACAATCAAACAATAACTTCAACAGCACCACTTCCCCGCATCACTAAACGACGAACGTGGAATACAAACGAGTTGATTATCTTGTTTTTAGTCGGAGCCGTTGTTTCTTCATATTTTAGTAATACAGATAGATCTTTGTCTCGTAAATCCATCGCACCTTGCTGGGTCGCGAATCCACGACCGAGATTCCAGTTTTCAAGATACTTACGGAACGACCTTGGAACAACACCAGCATTGTCAAGAGTTTTTTCTAACTCGTAAAGATGGAATGCATCAATGGATTCACGTGTCGCACATTTTTTAGTTGAAATCGGTCTTGAAGGAACTAATTTTCCATTTATCTGGTACTGAACCGATGAGAGTTCATCGCAAATACCAACTAAACCGGAACGATTGGAATTAAGTTTCGTATCCATAGCATCTTCAGTTACCTTGTATGTTTCACTTGCCGATATAAGTTGAGCGGATGTATAAATAGAACTATCACACGGTTGAACTACAAGTGATTTTGCTCGGGAGTTCTGGGCGTGAATTAAAAACGATGTTTGTCTATCTGATGCAAGTAAAGAGTTTTTGTAATTGGTGACTGAATGTATATCAAATTCAATTGCTTTTCCTTCACGTGCTTTTTGTAGCATCCCCGCCATATAACTTGGATCAAGTTTTACTTCGTGAACAACTAAGTTGAAATTAGATACTGTATACTCAGCAGGATACGATGTAGCATCACAAACCGCCGTAGAATATAAGACCCATTCACCTGATACAATATTTTCACCAGTAGTGTTGGTTCTTGAATTACCAAATAAGACTTCTACGAATCCATTACTACTCGCATTAATTTCAGTAATCGTTAAAGCACCAGAGAAAGTTGCTTTTGTTCCATCAGCAACTTTCATAAGACCAACTGTTTCACCCACAACAAATGGAACACGATTGACTTCATTACCATCGCCGACATTGGAAAGATTATTATCAGCCGCCAAGTATAGTTCCTGAGTTGCCGAACCATTCACCCAATCAGAAGCCATCGCACCCGAACCAGTTTCAAGGATTTGTCCGTAGAAAGGATTAGATTTCAATCGGCGTGAATCAACTGCCGTATCTAATTGTTTAATAACTCGTGCGGCTGGTTGTAAATCAAACTCCATATAAAGACCATTTGACATCGCAACTGGGAAAATAGATCCTGAGAATACACCAGTATGAAGCGGGACACAACATTTTACAGTAAGGAAGTCCGCATCCGTAAGAGCAGAATCTTTACCAGCACCTTCGGGGAAGTATGGATTTTTAATTGTATCGGTGTATGCAGATTTACTTGTTCCCTTGGTTGAACGATTGGGAATAGAGAATGTAGTTCCACCTTCTTCTAATGCACGTAAGTTCCTTTTAGAATTATCAGTATCATAATCATAACGTAGACATACAAGGTTAGAATATTCATTGAGTTCTTCAATTAGATTACCACGAGTTCCATCATAAATACGAATGTTTTTGAAAATTACTCCTGCACCTGCTTCATCTAATTGAAGAAGTGTGGGAGTTCCACCAGCAGTAATCGCCGATAGTTTAATATCAAATTCAAGATACGAGTTTTTACCATCCATCATCTGAACTGTTGGTGGAACGAATAGAGTAATCTTCTGTCCCGAAGTATATGATAAACCATTCTCACTTGGGATTTGAACTTTCTCTTCGCCAATTTGAGTGACATTGTCTACGCTCCAATAGTTAGTCGCCATTTTTATGATAAATAAGTATATTTTATTTTGATTTTAAAATTGTTAAAAATTTTTAAAAAATAATATATCATAATGGAAGATATTGTGTTAGAAGAACAAGAAGAAAACAAAGATTTATCTCGTTGGACGACTGAAGCAGAAGACCTTCTTGCTGATTGGTCTGAAAAGGCTTCTTGTTATAGATGGTTACACGATAGATGTGAAAAAAAATATCGTAGAAGATATTATGGATTTTCTATTCCAGTCATTATACTTTCTACTTTAACAGGAGCAGCGAATGTTGGATTATCATCATATATTCCCGAAGAATCACAAACAACCGCCCAAGCAATTGTCGGTGGTGTGAATATTTTTGCAGGTATACTTGGAACTTTACAAAACTTTTTAAGAGTCGCCGAACAAATGGAAAATCATCGTGTATCAGGTATTGCGTGGAGTAAATTACAAAGAGCCATTCAAATTGAATTATCTCTTGATTGTAGCAGAAGATCTCCTTGCCACGATTTTTTAAATATCAGTAGAGCAGAATATGATAGATTAATAGAACAATCACCTTTAATCTCTGATGAAGTGATACAATTATTCAAAGTAAGGTTTAAAGATTATGATGTTTCAAAACCGAGTATATGCAACGGATTAGATAAAATAGTTATTTTTAGATGTGGAGAGAAAAAATGTGAAAAAGAACAAAAAGTTGAAGAAGAAGTTGAAGAACCATAATAATTTTCTAATTTGTTATAAATGATAAATATTTTTGTAATTAATATATCAGATGAAAGATGGGAAAGATACAAAGATGATGAACGATTCACAAGGTGGAAAGGGATTGATGGAAGACAGTTGGATATGGACTTCATTAACCAAGAGTATATCACTATGTGGAACGCTAATGAATCACATAAAAGATCTGTCGCGGGATGTAGTGAATCACATTTATCGTTATTACGATACATCTATGAAAATAAAATAGATGATGTTTTAATTGTTGAAGATGATACAATAGTTGATTTTAATCGTTTATCACAAGTAAAAGATATTAAGGAGTTTTGTTATTTGGGTGGAAGGTTTCAGAGTCCAACCTTAAAAAAAAAGTTATGTAGAGAAAATATATCAGTACAAGATGGATTCAATAATATAGATACTAATCATTTTACAATAACTGGCGGACACGCTTATTTTATACCAACTTTTGATATTGCTGAGAGTTTATATATTAATATTATGAGTAGATCAAAACGAAGAGCAATTGATGCTGAGTTTCGTAGATTACAAAAAGGTGGTAAAATAAAAAAGTTCATTTATCCTGCAATTGTTGAATTACATCTTCCAACTGCTATGAATGGTTTCACTTATAATGCTTCATCTAATTATAAATTAAAAGATACAAATAAGTTTTATTAATTGGGTTTTTGAAATCTTTTCCAATGTTTTTCTTGAGATATATGTGATTCGTGTTTTTTCTCATATCCCATTTTGGGAACAACGTGTTCAAATGATAATTCGGGATGTTTATTAATGAACTTTGAAATATAATTATCAAAATGAACTAACCTTTTACCTTGAATATCTTTTTTTAAACTGCAAATTACATCCTTTGAAAAATAAACCGCTTGTATTCCCGTAATAATATTATGTGGCGGTTTATTTGTTAATTTTCCATTACGATAAACACTCCAAACAATATCTTTTGTTAAATCAATATCTAAGGGATTTTTTGTAAATCTTACATCATCTTCTAAGTAGTATAAATCTTCATCGTAGTTTTCAATGAGTTTTTTAAAACCTTCCATAACTACTTGATTATATTTCAAATTATTTTCTCCAATTTTAAAACCACAAAAAACATCAGCATCAATATTCCACTGATCTTTTAAAACTTGTTTTGTTTCTTCGGCAAATGGTAAATTATCTTTGTATGTTAAAATTACAAACTTTGGAGATTTTTTTGAATGTAAATTTTGTATAAAATCTTTCATTCTTTTTTCTCTATATCCAACACCTGCAAAATGACAACAAAAATCTCCTTGTCTCCATCTATTATCATCGCTATGTAACCAAGTATGACAATATTTTGAGAAACTTTGTAATGTTCTAAAAGGTAATACGTTTATATTTTTTGAACCTTCATCTGTATTTAAATAATTTTGAATTATTTGCTGTTCCCACGGAAGTTTTGTTTTATATACAGATGTATGTGATGTTTCAATCAAATTATTTAAAATATCTAATGAACTTTTATGGAAAATGATAAAACCGCCATTAATTTTTATCATTGTTTTTAATTCTCTTTCTCTTTGAATTGTTATTGGTTTTTCATCAGTAATAAAATCTGTAATTGGTTTATTTAAATCAGTAAGAATAATATCATCATCAATCCAAACAACAAAATCATAATCATTATTTTCAAATATCTTTTTGGGTAAATAACAAGTATTCCACGATGGATGATGTTCAGGACAAAGTGTTTTACTTTCAGTTATAAAATCATAATTATGTTTCTCACAATATGATTTCATAATTGGAAATGATAAATGTTGAATAGATCTATCACTAAAAGAAATAATGCAAATTTTCATTTACTATAAAAAAATATTTAATATTCGTCATCCGAACTTGAACTTTCTTCTTCACTTGACGAATCATTGAGTTGTTGTGCGAGAAGTTTCAAAAGTTTTTTCTTATCTTTTTTAGATGATGTTTTCTTTTTCTTTTTCTTTTTTGAAGCGAGTTCTGTATGTATATGTTCTGTTTTTAAATCATTAATTTTAGTTTTTAGTTCACTAATAAGATCATCTTTGTCTCTGATTTTTTGTTCTAACCTTCTACAACTCATATTATATTTACTGAGATTATCACTTAATCGTTCTATTTGTGATTGATATGTTTCTAAATTGTTGTTTTCAATATATTCTTGATTCCATTTTTTTGCAAGTTCATTGATGTTTGAATTACATTGCGGACACGTAAATCTTGTATGACCTTTAAATTTTTCATCTAATATTGCGAGTTGTTTTTTTAAAACTTTGATTTGATTGATGAGTTGTTTTTCTCTTACATAATCAGTTGTTTGTATCATACTTAATAAATGATTTATTTCTTTTGAATAATGTTTTAGTTCAGGACATTTAATTAAATCATTAAAAAATTGTTTCGTAGTTTTTAACTTATAATAATGTTTTTGAGTTTGTTTGGATAATTCTTCATCGTATGCATAATTACCTTCTTCAAAACTTTGTAAAAACTTAAAGGAAAGTTGTTTGATTTCATCTTCATTAAACATTTTACTATTGTATAGAAAATAATTCTTTAAATATTTGTTTAATTTTCTAGATAATAAAATAATTAGAATAATTCTAACGAAAAGACCAATTTTACTAACGAAAAAGGGTGGTTCACCGTAATAAATTAGTAATGAGAATTGCAAATTAGACATACACGATTGCGTAATAAAATGTAAAAAACACGAGTTTTTTTAGAGCAAAGAGAAATTACTAATATCCCTGAAACTGTGTATATCGCCGTTCAACATTGGGGTGTATATATATATATAGTATTTTTCAAAATCTCATCTAGTCAACACGCTTAAGTAAAAGAAACATAAAGTATTTGAAATTAGTAATTTTTTGACTCTTTTTTTCGCTCTGAAATATTTTTAATGAGAAAAGTCTATTACGGTAGTCCGCTCTGAAACATTTCAAAAAATGGATTACTAATCTATTACGGTGAGAAAAAATAATTTTACTAATTTGGTCTTTTTTTTACTAATATGGCTCATTTTTTTACTAATCTGGCTCATTTTTTAATAATGAGATTTATTTCTTCTTTTTCTTAACTTTTTTCATCCCTTCAAATATCTCGTGTGGTTTAATGTTTGGATCATACTTCGGCGGTAATATGATTAATTGTGTTCGTTTATAACTCGGAGTTTCAGGATTCATCGGTTTTATTTTTTTTGTTTTTACCATTTTTATATAATTTTTTAATATTTTAATTTTTTTATACATATTTATCATAAAATGTCATTGGTAGTATGTTCTAATTTAGAAAGTGATGCGACAACTGTTGGAAGAGATCAATCTATATTTAAACCTTACTCATTTAGAAATGCTTTATCATCTACAATGACTTTACCGAAAAACTGTCAAGTTGCACTTGAATCGGTAAAATACAATCTTGATGGAACGATTGCTATCGGTAGAAACTCATACATTGCATATTTTTACTTTGGAGAAGATTTGGACGCAACAGAAGATATGGATTATTCAACCGCATATCCCATCCGTTTCCCACTTGTAGATATTCCACCCAATCAAGTAAAAGAATTATCATTTACAGATGTTGTTAGAGAAATTCAAAGTCAATTAAATAAGTTTGTCTTCCATCCAAATCTAAGAGATTTAGTGACTTGTTCTGTAAAAACAGATCCAACAAGTGGTGATTTACAAGGAATCACAATTAATTTTGATCAGTATAGTGGTTCAACGTCTACTGTTCCCACAACAACAAAAGAGTTTGGTAATCCCGCCTTAATTGGTGAAAATGCTGGTTGGTCTTATGAAAATGGTTCATTTACAACAAATGGAGATAGTATAGATCAAGATACTCCTGCGGTTGCTTTACTATCTGATAAACCCATCTCATTAAATGATGGAGAACTAATTGTAGATTTTAGTAGTCCGAATGATGCAAATGTAGAATGGAGAGTTGGTTTATCTCGGTATGTCAATAGAGAAGATAATTCGTATGACATTGGATTTTGGCCGATGTTTATGAGTGATTTTGGTTCTCGTGAAGAACTGGAAGGACCACAACCCGGGAACACAAAAGAAAGTGGATTAATGTTTGCAGATTATCTTGTTTGTCGTGTCGGTACTGAACTAAAAGTATGTCATACATCGGGTAATTCAACTTATGCGGATACTCCCACTTGGTTAGATGTTGTAATGGGTAATTCAGCAGTTCCTGATAATTACAATTTATCCACAAATGCTTCATCATTTACGAAAGTCAAGTTTACTTGTTCTGGACAAAGAATTAAAATAGAAATGTTAGAAGCAGATGACACTGCTCACGTCTTATATGATTATGATTCTACTTATGCAGATAATGAGATTTTAAAACCCATTAATCAATCGTGTTGGACGATGTATCCAGTATTAAGTATAGAAAGAGATGCAACAGTTAACGGACATACTCTTGTTGTAGAAGATTTTATTGGTTGTGATAATATATCTAATCATAATATTGAAGATGTAAACAACTCTTGGTATCAAAGTGTTCAGGGAGATGATGAACCTTATGGTGATTCTGGAGCAGTAAGAGAATTAGAAACACGTCCTTGGAATGACGAACAAGAAGCCAAAGCAACATACAATATACAAGCAGATATCAATGGAAGTGGTGCGATTGATTTAAGTGCAAAATTAATCACACAACAATCAGATCAATATACTCCAACCTTCGGAGCGAATTCAAAATCTTTACTTGGATTCCCAAAATCTATAATGTCAGGAGTTTATCAAGCAAGTCCCACAAGTAGACTAAGGATTGAATCAACAGATACACCTGAAATGTTATCTACAAGAACAATGTTTGTAAGATTAGAAAACTTCACACAAGAAGCATCAAATGCACGTCAGGGAAATAGAAGTAAAATCATCGCCCACCTTCCAAGAGAAACGGCAAACAATAAACGTATTTTCCATCAACCTGCGGAACGTGTATATCTTGATTTGAATAATTCAGAACCATTACAAGTTAATTCATTTGATGTATCATTTTGTTATAGCAACGAACAATATGCAACAAATCTTGCAGGACAATCAGTCGTTGTATTACATTTTAAAGAGAAAAGTTCTTAACTTTTATTTAATTTAATTATCTTTTATTAAAGTTTTTTATAATTAAAATTAATCTATTGATTAGTTTATAGATGGAAGGACTACCCCAAGAATTACAATTTGAATTAAAAGATGAAAATGAACTATTACATAATATGGAAAAAAACTCAGAAGAACCAGCTATAGATATGGAAATCATTGAAGAACCAGAAGAAGTTCCTGATGTAGTAGAGTTAGATGTTCCTGAAATAAAAAAAGAACCAATTAAAACAGAAGATATATTTTTAACACCAGAAGTTCCCAAACCACCTGAACCAGTAAAACCAGTAAAGTTAAATAAAAACGGACAACCAAGAAAAAAAAGAGTATACACAGAAGAGCAAAAAAATGCAATGCGAGAAAGAATGAAACTTGCTCGGCAACAAAGGGGAAAAAATACAGAAGCAAAAAAACAAAAAAAAGCAAATGAAAAAAAACATAAAGAACTGAAAGAAAAAACTATGGAACAAGAGATTGAAGAGATGGAACAAAAATTAAATAAAAAAAACAACCCGCAACCAGCACCAGAACCCAAACAATCATTTACAAAACAAGACTTGGAAGACGCTCAACTCAATGCAATTGTTGAATATGAGAAAATTAGAAAACAAAGGAAACAAAAGAAAAAACAAGAACAATTAATCGCCCAAGAAAAAGAAGCATTGAAAAATCTCGTAAAGAGAGAAATGAATCAAAGTTGGGAAGCCACCGCAGGAAGATTTTCTAGTTGTTATTAAATATGTTTCATAAATATAAAAAAAATAAATATAATTATAATAATATGGATAAAAAATCTGTTCCCACCATTTTAAAAGTGAAGGATTTTGATGGCGATGAGCGTTTTCAAGATATACATCCGAACCTTCCGCAAATGCCGAGTTTAACATTAATCATCGGTTCAATAAAATCAGGGAAGTCAAATCTTATCATTAATCTTCTTTGTAATCCCCAGTTTTACTTGGATAAATTTGATATTGTAAGAGTATTATCATCAACTCTGCATATGGATAATAAAATGAAAATATTAAATAAACATTTTGATTGTGATGATCATTATGAAGATAGATTTATAGATGAGATAGTTGCTTCCCAAGGTGAGTTTGAAAAAGATGATCCACTTCGTCCAAAATATTGTTTAGTATTAGACGACATATTAACTGCAGATTTTATCAAACGAAGTAATAAATTATCATTTTTCTCAACACGTATGAGACACTACTTAGATATGATGATTATTTCAAGTCAATCACTGAATCATATTCCGCCATTGATTCGTGCTCAGGTAAGAGATTTAGTGATAGCCAAACAGCAAAACCACAAAGAAGTCGTTAAACTCCAAGAACAGTTTGGTGGACTATTGGGAGAAAATGGAGATAAAAAGTTTATTGAATTATACAATCAAGTTCATAAAGAACCATATCAAATGATGTATATGAAATTATCAGAAAATCCGATACACGTTTATCGTAATTTTACAGAGAGAATATTTTAATATCTTTTTACTAATATATTTTTTTATAATTATTTTATTATAAAATGGATTTATACGCTAAGGATGCAGGAGCAATTCAAAGTGGAAATATGAGAACTCAGGCACAACAAAGACTTGGTGAAGCAATCTCAATGCATAATTCTGAACTTGCAGGACAATTGAAACTAGAAAAAGGACAACTCGCACAGCAACAAACCGAACAAGCGATACAAGGAATTATGAGTGGATATATGGATGTTCGTGGATTTCAAAATGGTTTAAAAGAATATAAAACTTGGAGTCAAGCAAGAGCAAACAAAGCGTCGGCGTTAAAAGATTTAACATCGGGACCAGCACAACAGGGCGAAGTTCGTGTGGGTGATGAGAATACACCACCCGAAGTAGAAGCACGTCCCAATACAACATCTGAACCAAATCCAACAGCAACTCCCGAAGGTTCGCCTGCTCAGGGAACTGCGGATGTCAATCCATCAGCAGAAGAACATACTGCAATTACAGCAGGTAAACAAGGCGAAGGTGAATCTGGTTCATTATTACAGAAGGGAATGTCAAAAATTGGATTAACTGAAGAAGGTGTTGAGAAACTTGGTAAAGGTGTCGGTGCTTTGGGTTCGGCGGCTGTGGCTGGGATTGATATTTATCAAGATATTAAAAAAGGTAAACTCGGAGATAATGGTTGGGAAGATGTCGGACAAGTCGGACAGATTGGCGGTGCAATTGCGGATACTGTCGGAGCGGTTTTTCCTCCAGCTGCTCTTGTCGGAGCAGGATTATCATTAGTTGGTGGAATATTTGATGATATTGGTGAAGCAATAGAATCATCTAAAAAGAAAAAAGAAGCACAAGAAGCACAGGAACAACAGCAGGAACAAACAGTCGCACCACCAGTGGTTCAACAAGCACAAGTCGCAGCCGCCCCAAGAGCAGTGAGTTAAATGATTACTTTTTTTAAGATATATTTTTTAATATTCAATTTTGATATATATGTCTTCTCTTCCCAAACAAAAAAATCACGAGATTTTAATTGACCTTTCATTGTCATTAAAACAATTACAAGTTGATATGGATAAGATGAAAACAGATATATCACAAATTAAAAATGATATAAGAGTAAAAAAAATTCAAGATATGGTTGAACCAAAAGTAAATACAACGAAAGAAGAAGAATATAGTGGCGGATGGAGATTATGGTGAGTTAATCTAACAAAATGATGTCTTTTGGTAAATTAATTTTATAGCATACATAACAACAATAGTAAGATAATTTATTATATATCTTTTTTTTACCATCAACGATTTTATAAAAGAATATTTTTTTTGTTGGAAGGATTACTTGTAGATTATCATCAAACATCTCTTTCATATATTTAGTTTGTAATGATAAAGTTGGTAATATACATATAAAAGGTTTATCTAATTCTTTCAATCTCAATAAAACATCTCGTTTAATTGAAAATGGCGGATTTGTTATTACTATATCATATTCTGGTGCATTTTCAAAGAAATCACCAGTATTCGTTATAACCGTTTTACATATAGATTGTAAATATTCTACACCTTCATATTTACCATTACTAAATGATTCCCATACAACTTTATCTTTTGGTATATATTTTTCTATTCTTTCCCAATCTTGTTTTAATGTATAAAACTCATCATCTTTATATTTTCCTTGATGTTTATTAACAAATAACGCCATATTATATACTAATATATTTTGGAAAAAAATATTTCAATTTTTACTCAATAGTATGGGATACTGAATATTAATGAACTCATTATGTTCTAACTCATCTAATTGTTCTTTTGTAAGATCTAATTTATTTGGATCATTCATATTTTGAAAAGGTTGATTAATCTGATACATTCTGTATCGTAAATGATCTTTATTTTCTGGTTTTGCATCAGGGATTTTAGTTCCTTTATGTATACTATTTTCATACTGTGAGTTATCAAATATTTTATCGGTATATTGAAATCCAATTGAATCAAATATATCTCTCAAAACTTTAAAATTATCATCAAACATATCTTCATATTTAAGACAATAAATATCTTTTCTTGGAGTTATGATATATTTTGAAAAGTTTTTTATGGTTTTGATATATTGTTGTATACTATGATAATTTGTCAAATTATAATTTAATCTTTTATTAAGTGAAGAAAAGACATATCTTGGATCTCTTACAATGAATATTTTAATGTAATCATCATACTTGGATGTAAAAAAAGAATCCAGAGTATGTGGATATTTACAAACAATAAAATCTTTATCAGTACTAGATTTTATATTGCAAGATTCATTAATAATCTCTTCAACATTCTCACAATGACCGATGATAGATTTTAAAATGCTTGTTCCGGAGTGTGGAAATCCGTGAATCAATATTTTTTGTGTCATATATATAGTATGATATATTTTTTACTTTTTAAAAAACTTCTTATTATACATTCTAATCAATTTTGGAATACTGGTAGTTGGTTTTCCTTTTTGATTGAAACCAGACCAAGTGATGTAATATGCTAAGAACCCAGGTCTCAATGGATCATTAGTTCTAAGATCGCTTTTATGTCTACTGAGATAATTGCTTCTTCTTTGAAGGTCTTTATGTGCTAAGAAGTCTTCCATATTGGGCGAACCAAAAGAAACAGATTTAAATTTTTCTTTTCCATCTTTGGTGTTCGGCATTCTAAAAAGTGCCGTCCATTTTTTTTTGGGATTACTGGATTTTTTAACTGATAAAAGTATCGGCATTGTGTTATATAATTTAAAATAAAAAAATATATCATATATAAAAATGCCTTTATTGTTGAATGGAGATTGTTTAGAAGAAATGAAACAGATTGATGATAATTCAGTTGATTTAATATTTTGTGATTTACCTTACGGACAGACGAGTTGTAAGTGGGATTGTAAGATTGATTTAGATAAGTTCTGGATTGAAATAATGAGAATTAAAAAAACAAATACACCTTTATTTTTTACAACAACAACCAAGTTCGGTGTGGATTTAATTAAGTCTGCTCCGAAGAAGTGTCCTTTTAGATATGATTTAGTATGGGTGAAGTCCGCTCCTGCTGGGTTTTTATCTGCAAAAAAGATGCCGATGAGAAAGCACGAGATGTTATATGTATTTTATGAGAAACTTCCATTATATGATTTATCATCTCATAAACATAAATTTATCAAAGAAGTCCCAACAAAAAGAGCAGGGAAAGATAATGTTGATAATAAAGGTATGATTAAAAATAGAAGTAAGAGTGGAATGGAAACAATTACAAAATACGATCCACCACTCCCAACATCAGTTGTGAAAGAAGAAAAAACACAAATATCTAAAGCACAAGAAAAACATTTATATGGAGCAAGTAAAGGGGGGACTATCGGAAATATACACGGAACAAATTATAATCCACCACTCCCAACATCAGTTGTGAAACAAGAACCAGAACCTGAACCACAAGAAAATTATGAAACTTGTGATAAACCAGAACGGAAGACTATGTATGGAAATATGGAAATATATGAACCGAAACGAAATGGAGAACCGAGATACAATCCACCACTCCCAACCACAATGTTAGAGATTAAATCAACTCGTGGGAAACACAGCACAGAGAAACCAGTAGCATTAATGGAATGGATATTAAAATATTATAGCAAGGAAGGTGATGTTGTTCTTGATCCCACGATGGGTTCAGGTTCTACAGGTGTCGCTTGTAAAAATATGAATAGAGAGTTTATTGGTATTGAAATGGATGGTGATATTTATGAAAGTGCTTGTAAACGGTTGGAGTAAAAAAATAAAATATATCATATTATAAATGATTCCAAAAGTTATTCATCAAATATGGATTGGAGATCAAAGTAAACGTCCCACAGAAGCAATGGAAACAATTAAACGAGATAATCCTGATTGTGAGTATAAATTATGGACGGAAAAAGAACTTAAAACTCTTAAAATATCAAAAAAACTAGAATTAAAGATTAAATGTATGGAACAAATATGCGGTAAATGTGATATATATCGTTATTTAATATTGCAACAATATGGTGGTATTTATATTGATGCGGATAGTATCTCAGTGCAACCTTTGGACGAGTTTTTTTTTAAGAACTCTGGAATTGCATTTGAAAATGAGTATTGTCGTCAAGATTTACTCGCGATTGGGTTTTTAGCATTTCCACCGAATCATCCATTAATGAATGATTGTTTAACTCATATTGAATCAAATAAGATACAATCTCCAGCGTGGATACATACTGGAAATCTAATGTTAACAAACATTGTCAAAGAAAAAAAATATCAGTTCAACTTCTATCCATCATATTATTTTTATCCGGAACATCATACGAGACATCAGTACAAAGGACACGGAAAAGTATATCTTTCACAGTTATGGGGGTCTACGTATGATAGATATGGAAATACTGATTTTAAATTGCAATCATTCTTACTTGAACCGAAGACGTGTATAGATATAATAATTCCTGATGATACATCAAAAAAGAAGTTGAAAGATATTCTTACTGGAATAAAAAATATGGACGGACATTACAAAATAAAAATACATACAAAGGAAGATATATCACCATTCATTAAACAAACACGATTTATCACGCATATTAAAGAAGATTAATTATTCATTTTCATATAATTCATCATTTTGTTCATTAAGTTCCCGATGTCTTTGAAAGTAAGGGAGTAACATTTGAACCTTTTTATTTAGTTTTTCAAGTTGTTTTTTCAGTTCATCATTTTCCTTTTTCAGTTCTTCATTTATCTCTATTAATTCATTATTTTCATCTACCATATCTTTAATCTGTGGGTGGAGATGATAAAGGGCATTAAGACTCTTATCAATATCCATTATTGTTTTAGTGTGGTATAACTCATAAAATAAAATTTCAATTTTTGTTTTTCAAGTTTCAATTTGTGGAAAAAAATCCCTGTATGAAGTATGAACGATGAAATATCAATATTACTTCCAGTATTTAGAAGGAATGAGTTTTTGCATTTATTTCTCGCCAATATAAAAACTCAAACATACGATCACAATAAGTTAACTCTTTGTATTGATGAGTGTGAATCAGATACACCATTCATTCCAAATATTAATTATGTAAAAGAACTTCTTCACCCAATTAAAGTGGATTACCGAGTATATAAAACTCGTTCGGGTATTGGTGAGAAGAGAAATAGATTAGTAAAAAATGCAAGAACAAAGTATGTATGTTTCTTTGACAGTGATGATTTTTATTTTCCCCACGCAATAGAATATAACTACAACTTATTAAAAGAGAATAATGTTAAATGTGTGGGAAGTGATAAGATGTTATTCACTTATTCGGATGATGATTTTAGAATGTGTGGGATTAATTGTGGGAATAAAATCCATCTCATTCACGAAGCAACTTTGTTTTTTGATCGTAAGTGGTTTTCAACGACAAATAAATTTACTAAAAGAAGTTGCGGAGAAGGCAAACGATTATTTGAAGGAATAAATCCAAAATATGTCAGCATATCAGATGTAAAACAAGTAATGATATGTATTTGTCATAAACATAATACAGTTCCAAAGGATAGATTTAAAGTAGAAACAAACGAACAATATCTAAGTGATGATATTAAAGAACATTTAAAGAAATGTTGTCCGTTTCTATTCAAAAGTATTTAAAAAAAAATCTATTATTATAATAAAAATGGATTTCACCGAAGATCAAATTAAATATATTCTTGAGAAATATAAAAAGGGCTTGCAAGACAACCGTGATAAATATCATAATATAAGAAAACACAATGCAGATTTTATGGAGAAAAATAGACAAAGGGCGAGAGATCATTATAAGAATCATACTGAGAGAAAAAAAGAGTATTATGAAAAAAACAAGAATGATATCAATATCAAACAAAGATATAGATATTATAAGAAAAAAGATAATATAGAAAAGTTTAAAGAAAAGTTTCCTGATGATTATAAGATGTTAATGGATACTGGATTTATAAATTAGATTTTTTTTTACCTTTTTCTGATGCTAAGATTTCTTCTGCAATATTAAATGAAACATTCATTTGTCTTTGAATCTTGAATATGACAGAAGAGTTTTTATCAACGTTTGCATAAGATCCATTTGGATCGTGAATAGATACTCGGATACTACTTAGTCTTGTTGGTTTACCGATTGTAAAATCAACATCACCAGTTCCGAAGTAAAAATCATTTTGTGGATTTTCTTTGGTGACAATACCGACAATCGGCATATTGGTGATATTACTTTTACCACCGACAAATAAACTATCAGCGATAATATCAGAACGTATGGTGTAATATCCACGGAGCATTGAACGTGGAAAATTATCAGCGACTAATTTTACGGAAGCTGTTTTTTGAGTGATGGGTGGGAATAATTGAATATAATCATTTCCTGTCATTGCTCCTGTTGTAGCATCACCAAGACCAACTTGAAACGGACAAGGAATATTATCACTATACAAAGGAATACCATTATCATTGACAACCCACGCTTTTGTATCTGTGGTGACTATCTCGGCATTTGTTGTGGGATATTTTAATGCTTGAATATTATTATTATCAACTCGTAATTGTCTATTATTACTTGTTCCATTAAATTGTTCGTATGAGAAACCAAGTATACCCCATAGACTATCTTCCCAAGTGTTTTGTGTGTATCCCATATCTTCAAAGAATATACCAGATTTACTATCGTATATTTGATATGGTTGGTAATTATAATTGAAAGCGTTTTCTGTTTGAAGACCTGCTAAATTACCCGCATTACCATTTGCAGTATAAAAGAACAATTGTCCGCGATAAGGTAAAAGTGCAGGACAAAACTCATTAATATCTTCTCTTGGATTAATTTTATAAACTACATCACTCGCATCATCATTTACTGAACCTGCTGAATATTGTATTCCCCAAGAAGCATTATAAACCGCATATCTTCCACCATCAGCCGCACGATTACCAAGATTTTCTGCTGTATGAAGTTTATCAATTGAAAAGTGTTCTCCATCAAATGTTATTTCAGGATCATCCGCACCGATATATCTACGATTAAATAAAAATCCTTGTTCGTAATTTGCTTGGTCGTAATTAGTAAAATCATTTGGAAAGTTTGGATTGGTTGAATTATAATCGGGGAGTTTTAAATTTTGATTTCCATATCTTCCATAATAATTGACAAATTGTTTCTTTCCATTATAAAGACATATCGCACAAGTTGTGGGACCTGTAAAGTGTTGATCGTATCCAATTTTCCTTCTAACTTCTACTGTTGTCCCGAACCAAGAAGGCATAGTTAATCCAATTTCATCTCTATGGGGAAATACAGCGACAAACTTTTGGGTTGTTCCATTAAAACTTGCATTCACATATCTGAAACAACCAAATGAGAATTGATTTTCAGTTGGATCATCATAAAATTTATCTTTATCTGCTTGATTATGATAAATTAAAAGTAGTTTTGAATATCTATCAGAAGCATTTGTTCCTGCGTGTGCGTCTCTGTAAAGAGAACTTCCCAAGCCAGTATGGTCGGCGATATATTCATCACTCGCACCTGTGGGATCAATTTCAATTAAAGAAGCATTACTAACTTGATTCATCATTAAGTATCTTGTATTGGTTGTAGAAAAGGAAGCATTACTATATTCTGATGTTGTTCCACCATAGACTCTTTTTTTATTTGGATCAAAAGAGTCCCATATTTCTGGATAAAGTAATTGAGCGTCAAAGAAGTTTTTAAAATATTGAAGATTTTGTTGATTATAAATGATATTTAATACAAGTGGTCTTGTATCACTTTGTCCTGTTAATGAATATTCCGTGTGAACTTGACAACCCAGTAATCTTGTAAATTGAGTTTCAATTGTTCCATCAACGATAGAAGCATTCATATTGATAAAATTACCAAGTTCATAAAGTTCAGGTCGTTTGATTGCGATAGTTCCCCAACCACGCCACCAATTAGATGCGGAACCATTACTCGCATTAACAAACTCATCACGATCCATTGTAAATTCATTTGCAGTTGTGAAAGTTTTATATGTTGTAGATTCAATATATCTTGTAAGGGGCATATCACTCGTTGAATTGTCTTGTTCAGTATCAATATCAGTTGCTCTGAAAATAAGATCTTGACCACTTCCTTTGACTTGTTGTAATTGACGAGATAGTTCACCAGCGACATAATCGGCACTATTAAAACCAGCAGGGATTTCTAACTCGTGTTGTTCTCTGTATTGATAATATTGTTTAAATTCAGGAGCAATCGTCCAGTCATCGTCAGGATTTTCGTCTTGATTGGGCGAGAAAATACTTATCGGACCGACTTGTGTATCATTATAAGTATTGGCTTCTGCGACAAAGATAGTATATTTTGAATTATCATTTCTTAACTTCACAAGTTTTGAGAAAGGTTCAATAAAATGATCCGATTGAATCATAAAATCAAAATCTGGGACTGGTGATCTATATCCAAGTGGTTCATCATCAACTTCACCCCATACTCGCGGACCAGCGGATGTCGCCACAGAAGAAGGACTATTATTTAAAATAAAATGTCTTGGAAGACCAACATATCCAGTTCCATTCATATTTTTATAATAATTGAGAACGATATTGGCTTTATTATCAAATAATTCTTTTTCAATTGCTTGTTGTGTATAAATAATAGAAGTAGTAATTTTACTTGGGTAATGAATAGTTTCTGATTTACTGGTGATTGTAAATGATTTTTTAACTCCCAGTGATTTACCTTTTAGTTCAATAGTTTTAGTATTACCACTTCCCCTTTCGGCGATAAATGAAGATTGAAGAGAAATTTTATCACCTGGTTGAAGAATTATAACATCACTGAATGTGTTAGTAAACTCTGCAGGATTTTCAGTATTATTTGTTCTTGCTTCTTCACTAGTTGCCTGATTAACTTCAAGTAATTGATTTTGGATATATCCTTCCATATTATAATAATTTATATTAAAGTTTTTATTTTAAAAAAAATATGTAGAATATATCATAAAAATGCCTGAACATTATGGAGAATCTAAATCTGAAAAGAAAAAGCGTGGTCGCCCGAAGAAGGTAAAAGAACCTGAACCTGAACCAACTCCCGCTCCTGCTCCTGCACCTGCACCTGAATCAAAAAAGAAAAAGTCAATGCCGAAATTGACTGATAAACAAAGAGAAGATTTAAAAAAACATATGGAAAAGAGTGGATTAAAAGGTGCGGAAGCGAAGAGCCACCGTATGAAGATGATGGTTCGTCTAAGGAAGGGTATGAGTGTAAAAGCCGCCCACGCCGACATAATGAAGTCAAAATAATTATTTTCTTTTAGATGCTCTAACTTTATCAGCGAGATCTTTATCTGCTTTTCCCCAAGTTCCTGGTTGTTTCATAACAAATGAGTATACACGAGCTATACTCCATTGTTCTTTACTCATTTTTTTTCCACGACCACCTTTCACACCTTTAACATTTCGTACTGATGCCTGATTATTTTTCCACGCTCCTGTTCCGCGATTATAAACTTCTTGTAAGATACTTTTTTTTATTCCAGTAGTTTTTGCAATATCAGATAAACTATGAGATTTATCTTTTGGAAATTTATATTTTTTATTGTATTTATCTTTGTTTGATACAACCATTTTTACTTTTTCTAACTTTTTTTTTTAAAAACAAAAAATCATCAGTGGATTTTTTATTAAATCTGTGAAGAGCCATTTGTGAATGCAATAACATCATAAGATCGGATGCTCTAACTTTTTCACAATTAATTCTTTGTTTATAAATCATATCAGCGAACTCAGTATGAATTAATATTTGTTCATTAATTCCATAACCTTTTTCCATTCCACCACGAATCAAACTTTCTGATAAATATTTATTTAATTTAGTCATATCATTGGTAGTAGTTTTAAACTTTGCAAGATAAACATCATTATGGTAAATGTATAAATTATAAATCTTTTTGTTTGTCATTTCTATATTGTAATAATTGAAAGTATTTTTAAGTAAGTTAAAATATGATATATTTTGTAAAGTAGTATGTAAATAAAAAAAAGTAAAAAAAAAAGAATACG